GCTTCGTCCCACACAGCGGTGTGATTTCCGATTTCATCGGTAACGACACGATTCACCAGAAAGGTGATTCGCTGATTCAAAGTTCCGATTTCCATTACATCACACCCTCTCGCTGTGCAAACAGCATGGCACGAAGTGTTAATGTCAGCTTGGAAAAGTCTGCGGTATTGCGGTTTTCATAGAGATAAGAAACTGTGTAGAGCATTGCTGTCCGCACCACATCTTCGTTCTCCGAAAAGCGTTCCTCGTCCATTCTTCCTACATCCATTATCAGCTGTTTTGCAGTTGAAATAAGAGAGAAAAGCAATGTATCATCATCTTCAAAATCAACTCGCAGATACTGCTTGACTTCCTGTAAAGTTACCACCCACTCCAACCCCTTTCTCTGATTACGCTTTCTTGATGGTAAGTGTCTTGATTGCTTCCGGAAGAATCAGCTTGCCGTCCAAACGCTGCGAAGCAAGGAAACCAACCTGACCAGTCATAGCAAAGAGTTCATTCAGTCTCTTGAAAGAGCGTCCCTGTCTGTCAGCCACCCAGTAATAACTAAAGTCACCGAATGCCATGCACTTATTGCCTGCTTTGATTTCCGGCACATAGCTGGATGTCTTGTAAGGACGATTGAGAATGGTATCCGGAACACCAGCCTGCACAGACGGACTCCAAATGTAGTTTCCTGTGTTGTCCTTCAACTTTCGAAGTGCCTTAACCGTAGAATCATTGAGCACCCACACCGCCTTTTTGCGGTACGGGCTTCTCAGAGAATAGAAGAGTTCCATCACATCATCAAATGTGATATTGGCAGTAGAGGTGGAAGTGCCGTCTTCCGCACCACCTGTAGCATTAAAAATGCCGGTCGGTTTTCCCTTGCCATCACCAATGAAGAACGCCTCTTCTTCCTTAGAACCGATTCTTCTTGCGAACTCCTTTGCAATGTAGGACGGCAGGTCAAAAACAGAATCATTCAAAAGTTCTTCTGAAATTTTAATTGCTGTACCAAGCTTATATGCGGAAAGCGATGCCTGTCCGAACGTATCATCAGAGAGAGAATACTGCTGTTCTTCGTCCATCCAGACAGCCTCGCCCTTGGAAGTCACAATCGGAATCTTGCGGTCGCCGTTGGAAGTTTTGATAACCGTTGCCATCTGGCGGAAAATGCTCTCTTCCTCCAATGCTTCCACCAGTTTTTGTTCAAACTCATCTGGAACAAGATAGCCGCCCTCTGCATCTGTACCAATGTGCAAATCATCATGGACATCGATCCAGTTGCGGTTTCTGACGCTGTTCCAGAAGGCCTTCTTGTAAGTGTCGCTTGCTGTACCTGTCTTTTCCGTTACATTCGGAGTTGCAGGCTTACCGAGAACAGGAGTGGAAGTTGCCTTGTTCATTTCAGCTTCGATTTCAGCCTGTCGTTCCAGACGCTGAATTTCTTTTCCGAGATCAACAATGATCTGTTCCATTGCATCATAGGTCTTGGAATCTTCTTCGCTGAGAACGCCGTTTGCATTTCTCTTACTGTCGAGAAAATCACGGGCAGTGTCCCAAGCCTTCTTTCTCTTTTCTCTGAGTTCTTTAATCGTCATAGCCATAATCAATTCCTCCAATCAATATTTCAAAAGTGCCAGTCTTTTTTCAAGCTGGTCAATCGGTGTGCCAGTAACGAATTCTGCTGATGCAGATACTTTGGATAAGAATGCAGATAGATTCTTCGATTTGGAATAGGTCATTGCGGTCAGTGTATCTTCTTTTTCTTCTTCATCCGGTTCTTCCTCTTTGGGAACAACAGGCATTTTCTTCTCTGCAAAGAGAATCCCGTCCACAAAACCCATTTCATGAGCCTTTTTTGCATTGAGCCATGTTTCATCGGACATCAGCTTTGCAATCTTGTTTCGGCTGAGATGGGACTTGGTTTCGTAGGCGTTAATAATGCTCTCTTTGACTTCTTCCAGAAGTTCAATTGCTTTTTCCATATCTGCTTTATTGCCCATTGCTGATGTGGAAGGGTCGTGAATCATCATTAGGGCAGTCGGTGCAATCAAAGTTTCATCGCCTGCCATTGCCACAACCGATGCGGCAGAGGCTGCAATGCCATCAATTTTCACAGTAACCTTGCCTTTGTGATTTTTCAGCATGGAATAAATCTGACTTGCAGCAAACACATCGCCGCCCGGCGAGTTCAGCCAAACTGTCAAGTTTCCGCTGACCTTTGCAAGTTCATCACGAAACAGTGCAGGTGTCACTTCATCGCCCCACCAAGTATCTTCTGAAATGGGACCGTTAAACAGAAGTTCTGTTTCTGATGTATCTTCATTTTTTATGAAATTCCAGAATTTCTTCATTTGGTTTTCTCCTCCTTTTCTGAATTTTGATTTGCAAACGCTCCTGCATCAACGAGTTTTGTAAAGCTGCCATTTACGAGGTACAGATTTCCGCCCTCTTCTTCAGAAAGTATATTCATATCTTCAAGTTCTCTGATGTCATTCGCCGACATCCAGCCGTTTTGTCTTGCGGTAGCGTAGCCCTGCATACGGGAAGCATAATCGCCTCGCAAAAGCCCGTCCACATTGAATTTCACGAAATACTGCCCTTTTTCAGAATCAGAAAGAAGTGCTTTCTGTAAAGACTGCTCCCATCGGACGATCCAAGGATCAAGGCTGTATTTTACGAAATCAAGGGATAAATGTTCTACGTTACTGAATGTTGCATGGTCAAGATCACCGATCATATGGAGCGGCACTCTGTACATTCTTGCAATTTCTTCGATCTGAAATTTACGAGTTTCCAGAAACTGAGCCTCGTTGTTCGGAATTGAGATCGGTGTAAACTTTACGCCTTCTTCCAGAACAGCAACTTTATGTGCATTTCTTCCGCCATAGGCTCTGTGCCATGCATCTCTTAATTTATCAGGGTTTTTGATTACTCCAGGATGTTCTAACACACCACTTGGATTTGCGTTATTTCCGAAAAAAGACGCACCATAATCCTCACAGGCGATAGAAATACCGATCGCATTTTTCGCAAGTGCGATGGGTGAATATCCCACCAATCCATCGTATCCAAGTCCCGGAATATGCAGCACGTCTTCTGCCTTCAGAACAATATCGCCCTGCTGTTTCAAGTTTGGGTTGGCTTCATCATAACGGCTGTAAATATATATCAAGCGGTTTTTCTCATCACGGTCAACCTTCATCTTGTCGGGCATCAATGGATACAGTCCGATAACATCACCCCTGCCGTTTCGGATGATCTGTGCATAGGCATTGCCGTAGATCAGCAGATGGGACATCAGCGTTTCACGGAAAACAAACGATGTCATTTCCGGATTTGGCTGGTCGTGGAGTAAAAAATAAAGCGGATGCTGTGGCACTCGCTCTTTTCCGCTATCGTTGTATTTGTACACATGAAGCGGCAGCTGTGCAATTGCTTCTGACAGAACCCGCACACAGGCATAGACCGCAATATGCTGCAAAGCTGTTCTATCGGTGACTCTTTTTCCTGCATTGCTTCTGCCGAAAAAATATGTGTATGACGGGCTGTCGTAGCTGTTGGTCGGCTTATCTCTGGACTTAAAGAGCCCGCTGAAAATTCCCATAAAAATCAATTCCTTTCAGAGGGTTGTTTTTTTGGTGTGGATGTGGTATACTTAAATATGAAATCGAGTAAATTTTTCGATTAAGTCATATAGCTTAGGAGTAAGATAAATGTGTTTTGAAGATGAATTCATGGATAAGCAGTCGGAAATTATTTCTTTGTACAAAGAAGCAGCAAGTGCTAAATCGGAACTACTATACGTATACATTTATAATGATGATTCCCAGTCTTTAATTGCAAGTGCATACCGTGTTGATGAAAAAGTAGTTGGCAATGTAAAAGCGGGTGTATCCGACGAAATCGATAATAAGATCTATAATATTATAACAGAAGAAATAATGCCGGAATTGAATGAAATTTGCCAAAGATACAATAGAGAGATACCTGTTGTATTTAAATATACATACAACTTAAAAACAGGTTCTTTTGATTCTGAGTATTTGTATGCTAAAGATGTTGCTGAGGATTATGAATGTGGTACTGAAGCTTTGAAATGGATTAAATCGAGATAATTAAAACACCAGCATCTCCCTCATATCATAAACCGACTCATCAGACACACATCCACAGCGAATTGCACGGTCAAGAGCCATGATCATGGCAACCGCACCGTCAATTTTCTCTGTGGATTTTTCTTTGTCCGGCTTGATGTTTCCGGCAGGGTCACGCCTGATGAAAATGTTATCCATCATCCACCTCAAAACGGGATGTCCGTTGTGTGCAAGCGTCTGTTCCAAGGTCAGCTTCATCAGTTCTTTGGTCGGTGGTGACATATCTTTGTAACCCTGCCCGAACTGCACCATCGTAAAACCAAGCCCCTCCAGATTCTGTGACATCTGCACCGCACCCCAACGGTCGAAAACAATCTCTTTGATGTGAAACTTCTGTCCCAGTTCATCTATGAAATTTTCGATAAAACCATAGTGAACCACATTTCCCTCAGTGGTTTTCAGATATCCCTGACGTTCCCAAATATCATATGGAACATGGTCACGTCTTACTCTGAGTGGCAGTGTTTCTTCCGGCAGCCAGAAGTAAGGCAAAATGTAATAATGTTCATCTTCTTCCGTTGGCGGAAAGACAAGCACAAATGCCGTTATATCTGTAGTAGAGGAAAGGTCAAGTCCACCATAACAAATACGACCTGCAAGTTCATCTTCGTCAAAAGCAATCTTGCATTTATCCCATTTCTCCATCGGCATCCAGCGGACAGCTTGTTTTACCCACTGATTCAAACGTAACTGTCGGAAAGCGTTTTCTTCTCCCGGAGTTTCCTTTGCTGAATTACACGCAGCCACCACCTTATCCATACCGATAGTTTTATCAAGGCTTGGGTTTGCTTTTTTCCAGACCTTCGGGTCTGTCCAGTCTTCCGATTCATCTGCACCATAGATAACCGGATAGAAAGTCGGATCATGCTTTCTGCCCTCCAGAATGTCCTTTGCCTTTTGATGAACTTCATAGCAGATGCTGTTGGTGTCCGTTCCGGCTGTGGTAATCAGGAAATACAAAGGCTGCATTCTCGCATCACCGGAACCTTTGGTCATAACATCAAAAAGCTTTCTATTCGGTTGCGTGTGAAGTTCATCGAACACGACCCCGTGGATATTGAAGCCGTGTTTGCTGTATGCCTCGGCGGAAAGCACCTGATAAAAGCTGTTTGTAGGAATGTACACGATGCGTTTTTGTGAGGTCAGAATCTTCACTCGCTTGGAAAGGGCAGGGCACATCCGCACCATATCCGCCGCCACATCAAATACAATGGCAGCCTGTTGACGGTCGGCGGCACAACCGTAAACTTCAGCTCTTTCCTCACCGTCGCCACAGGTAAGCAAAAGTGCAACAGCAGCGGCAAGTTCTGATTTGCCATTTTTCTTCGGAATCTCAATGTAAGCCGTGTTAAACTGACGATAGCCATTCGGTTTCAGAATGCCGAACAGGTCACGGATAATTTGTTCCTGCCAGTCCAGCAGTTCAAATTTCTTTCCCGCCCATGTGCCTTTGGTATGGCTGAGGCATTCAATAAAGGAAACAGCATAATCTGCCGCCTTTTTATTGTACTTGGAATCTTCCGCCATAAAGCGTGTTGGTTTAAATCTTGCCATTGTTTTCACCCCCAACAAAAAAGACCTGCCAAAAGCAAGTCTGTATCATTTATTTTAACGCCCTCAAGGGGCAGTTTTGTAATCGAGATTCCATTCCGTAGAGTAGACGGACGACATTACTGCCGCCGCCCCTCGACAGAACCGTACGTGCCCTATTAAGGCATACGGCTCTT